GATGATTGGGCTACAAGTTGTTATGGGTATGATTGAGCAGGTAAATCGGTTTTTATCAAAGTTAGACCGACAGGCAGTTGTTCTGTTTGATAATACAACAACTACATCGGTGACAATACCCCAGGATCTTGACTCAGGCTTTCCTATCTTGTACAACAGTCGCGATGAACAACAGGGCTCAGCTTTCTCGTATTCTATGTTCATATTTATCCATCCCGATACCTTTGAGGGAGGCGCTGGATTAGACGGTTCGTGCTCTGGACCATCGCCCGGCGCATCGCCCACTGGAAATTCACCCGTAAAACTCAAGCACGTCTTCCACAAGGGAAGCAACAACGGATTCCCCAACCTAGCACCTGCCGTCTTCGTACAAAGCGATGTAAATACACTCCGTGTCTATATGAATACTATTAATCAGTGGGATAATTACGTTGAGGTGCCCAATATACCAGTGGCGAAGTGGTTCCACCTTGTCATCATGCTCAAGGGTACCAATCTTGACGTATACGTGAACGGCAATATTGCTGTTCGTATGAAGCTCACTACGGTGCCGAAGCTCAATACGGGCGGACTCTACGTGATGAAGAATATCGTTTTCCCTGACCAAAAGGGCTACGATCCAGCTCTCTTTGCCGACTACAACGTTGTTGGACCGATGAAGGGAATGGTGAGCCGCCTCAAGTACTTCGGCTACGCCCTCAACTACGCCCACATTGACTCCCTCTACCGTGAGCGCGCCAACACCACCTCTATTGTCCAAGCCGCGACCGACCTCAGCGGACAACAGCCTCCCTATTTCTGGGACGACTGGTGGGTCAACAAGTATTAAATTGCCGATTTTCGGTTTTCTTTCATATGAATTCGTTTGACGAACTCGTATAAAAATTGGGGGGCGGGAACGGATTAACGAGCAAACTTGAGCCCACCCAAGCCACTGCTAATCTCCAAGAAATTTAGCGTCTCCACGAATGTATAGAGATTGTAGGTATATCCTGCTAGGTACGGAATCGGCCAAACATCCACGTCCATCTCTAACCGATCTATACGACTTGTATTTAACGTACCAGACGGTTGCTGGACCGTTGAACCGTTGAGCGAGAAACTATAGGCACTTATCGGCCACATTTCGTATTGTGTAGATTCTCCCAATCCTTGAATCGCCGCAGAACCGCCATTCATATAACGGAATGGCACATACTTCTGGAAATAATCCTTATCATTGCTATCAAACAACGCATTGCCGTTCGCCGTAAAAAACGTATTTAATAAAATATCTCGCTGAATACCTGCCAAATTAATACCTGTACGACCAAGTGGACCCGATGTTGTACTATTTGGGTAGGCGGTTGCCGCTGGACTTGGCGTCACAAACGGACGATCTGGACCCAACGTATACATCCAGTTTGTAAGATTAATATTTTGATTACGATATGTAATGGCGTCGCTTCGTCTAGCAAAGAAAATCAGCCGTGTAGCTATATTATGTACATCCAATCTATACGTACCTCTGCTTGTAATTCCATAAAAGGTAAACGCTTGAACTTGACGGACATTATAACGCAGAGTCTTACTCGTAAACATCAAGCGAACATCGTCCTGAAGGAATGTATAGGTTGCCTCTAAGGTTGCGTTAAGTGGCCAACCGTCCAACAGTGGTACCGCGCCCGAAATATCCGTCAAAAAATATTTCATAGATCCACTCAAATCGGTATTACCGCCATATAGATTTGTCATTCTCAATGGAAGATTTCCATAGAGTTGCTGGTTCCAAATCTGCGTGTATCGGTCAATACACGTTCCGTTCGGTAGGTACGACGGGGCTAACGTCTGAACTCCAGGACGTACCCTAGCTCCTGACAAATCAAGAATAGTGTATAAGTCGCGAATGGGGCGCAACTGAATCGTCACCTCACAATCGTGGTACTGGAGCCCCACCAGTGGCAAAGAGTTCTCTGGGAAATCGCTGAACCATAGACCCAGGGGGATACGTAAAATACGACCAGGAATGGATGCCGAATTGTTTTGGGTCGGAACAGGATTTGTCGGTGTGCCGCGCCAACTGATAACATTCGGATACCCTTGACCCGCGGGTACGGTTGGGTCGGCGTACACACCGGCAGCGGGGTCAAAACATTCCGGCACATCGCCCACCATCACACGCCACTTATGGTAAACATCACTATCCATGTCTAACATCGCACGGGCAGAAATCCAATCACTGTTAAACTGCTGAATAATCTGACCACCAATGGTAAACGTAATTGTATCAATCATACGAACACCGATTTGGCGAACCCACGCAAACTCATATTGCCGGTCAATGCTAAAGGTGTTAGCAGGTGGACCAGTGGGGCGTAGATACGCCTTGCTAAAAATATCAGGTAAATCAATTCTTAATACTAAATCACTCAACATATCGCCCTGCCGAGGAATTTTGGTCTTCAACAAAATGGGGGCATCGTTCAACAAGAGATTCGGACCGTCCAACGGGATTTGAATCGGCTCTTGTGAAAAGTGTGTATAGCGTTCAAACGACTTATAGAAATACGTCGTTTGTGGATTTCCATTGAGAATAATATTCTCATTTCCGTAACAAACTAATGACAGTAAGCCGCCCGGCATATCTAATCGGGGTAAGGATAATTCGTAAGCACTAAAAGACGCACACTTACTTAGAGGATTATGTCTGTGAATGTGTCTGCGAACTTCCTTACAACAAATGCCAATATAGGATTTACTCCTACAATATCGTCACTGAGTATTCTCGGTGGCATTATTGTTCTTTTGGTGCTTTGTGTCGGGGCAGTACTTGCTTTCCAGTATTATAAATTACACGAAAGCCCGTGGTGGTCGGATCGTGCCAAAGCCGTCGGATTTGACTTTATATCCGATTGGCTCGACTCTTTCAGAAGCTCCCCATCGCTCAACCCCCTTGGTGGACTTAATGAAGTGCCCAGTGGACTACAACTCTCGGCACCCCCACCAGTTCAAGCTCCGCCCCAGGCAAATCTACCTACTCCCCCTGTAGCCGCCTGGTGTTTTGTCGGCGAGGATCTCACCGGTCGCTATTGCGTGAAAGTTCCGTCCTCCGCTTCCTGCGACCGTACCCGTGTTTTCTTAACCCAGCAAGATTGCGAACTACAGAGCGGAAATGCCATGCCCGCTGGTGTTGTATCTCCGCACGATGGGCGGAAAATGACCCCGCTCAGCTCTGGGATTCTGGCACCTTGAGTGCGTCGGCTGGTATAAATAACATTACTCGTAATCAATAGGGGAAATGAGTGAACTTTTGAATAATTTAAAAAACACGATTATGTACCAGATTCATAATGCTACATATAATCCCGACGCTGAAGCGTACGCCGCTCAACAAAAAGCTACGACAACCGATGTCAGTGGCTCCAATATCAGTGGTGCCGATATTAGCGGTGCCGATATTAGCGGTGCCAAACAAGATATCAGTGGTGCCGATATCAGTGGCGCAATGTGTTTCGGCGCCATTGTTCAGCTTGGACCCAAAAACTTCTTTAAAAGCGTTGTCTTTGATGTTTATGTAAAAGATATTACAAAAGATGAAAAAACATATAGCTTTAAAACATTAAATGAAGCTAAGGCATCAACTCAGAAACGAACTGATGTTACAGGCATAATACAAACAACCGTAGGTGGAAATGGTGGTAGTGGTACGTTTTATCTTTATAATAGAGATCCTACACTAACGGATAAGATTGATCCACCGTCTCAAGATACTGAACGAATAGCCAGTCAGAATCCTACATTTATTCCTGTCATGAGTTGCGACGCCATGGCTGACGCACAAGAACGAGCAACCTTCAGTACAAAGCGCTTGTTTAATCGTGCCTATGAAGTATTAAAAAAAGTACTACGCATTTTCTTCTGGATAGCTCTTGCCGTATTCGGTTCCTCGTTAGCCACAAATCTCAACGTTTATCGCGATTGGCCTTACCGGTTATTGTATGCTATATATGGAGCCGTCTTCTTCTTCGTTGTGATACCCTATGTGCTCTTGTGGCGCTGGGCGTACCAGAAGAAGCGCCCTCGCTTCTACGCCCTGATTCCCATAATCGGCTCTCCGATTGAGAACCATTTCCTGGCGATTCTCCTCAGCTGGTTTACATTTAAAACAGATGACGAAGCCGCAATGTTAGACACTTGCCGATTTTAACTACTTAGCGTAATGCTTATACGCTAGAAAACCTCCTATTCCCAGCCCAATCCCTGCTACCAAATATAGCAACGATTGTGTATCAAAGAAAGAGCGTCCTTGTGCTGATTCTACCGCTTCTCGGAACGAAAATTTTGGCATTGTTGCCAAAAATGCGATAGAATACACAAACTCGCGCCAACTAACCTCAGGCTTTCCAAGTTGCGTGTTAATTGTATTATGCATATTGAAAAGCCATCGAATCAGTTTCTGCTTGTCCTCCACCGCATCTTTTACCGGATTACTTTTTAGATTTTCCTTATAATGCTCCTTACAAATCGGGCATGGAATCATATATTGTAACGATTCGAAGAAGTTAATAGCAGCAGTCTGTTCCGCCTCCGTAGGAAACGGAGAGTATCCCACCGTCACAATATGCATTGTCATCCAGAAAATGGGACCCCATACGGATGGACCCATTCCGATCGGTGGAAAATTCTCCATCTGTGGCGGACGCTTACCTTTCATATTTTCAGGCAACTCCTGGGACATTCTCCTGTACTCTACTATTTTTGTGAGTTTGATTATCCGGAAAAAGTTGGTGCGCCTATCTAATGGAGTGCGTAAATTGTGGTAAATTCGGTCATACATTCCGGGATTGTACTGCGCCGGTAATGTCGTTCGGTATATGTGCGATTAAATTCTTAGAGGGTGTGCCTCAGTACCTTCTGGTTCGTCGTAGGGATTCATTATGCTATGTGGAATTCTTACGAGGAAAGTATAAAATGGATAAGATTGATTATATTCATCTGCTGATTAATGGGATGACAGTGGAAGAGCGAGGGCGACTGCTTATAAAACCGTTTGAAAAACTATGGTCCGATCTTTGGAATGGACAAAATACCCGACAGTTCCGAACCGAGTTTGAAAATGCTCGTCGTAACTTTGAAAATCTCAAAGCTACCGGAGACCGTAATGGAAAGACTTTGGCAAACTATATTGAAACCGCCACCGGTACATTTACCGATGCCGAATGGGGATTCCCTAAGGGGCGCCGTGCTCTAAGAGAAAGAGAACAAGAATGCGCTTTGCGTGAATTTAAGGAGGAAACCGGCATTTTACCAAAATTCATTCACATACTTGACGAGTCTCCCCTGATTGAAGAATATCTTGGTACCAATAACATTCCTTACAAACAAACCTATTTTGTTGCCTGTTGTAAATCAAATATAATCGCAAATATTCAGCCGAATAACCATATTATGAAACGGGAAATCGGTGATATTGGCTGGTTTACATATGAAATGGCTATGACTCATATTCGTGAGTCTAATGTACAGAAACGTGCGGTTATGACCGAGCTTCATCGGCGGATTATGGAAGGAGACCTAAGGGCAAAA